GAATAACAGGTATTTATTAAGAAAAGGAGACAATTAATTTATGGAAAGAGAAGGACTATACAGTGCTAAGACTGTAGCAAAATGGTTTTTATACTATAATCAAGCTGCTATCGATAGCGAGGATGCTGATTTAATTTCTAATTTAAAACTCCAAAAACTACTATATTATGCACAAGGGTGTTATCTAGCAATAAAAGGGAAACCGTTATTTTTTGAAAAGATTTTAGCTTGGGCTCATGGTCCTGTTGTTAATGAAGTATATCAAGAATATAAACACTATCATTCTAATGGAATCATTTATAATGGTGACTATGACAATAGTATAAAAAAACAGGATGAAGAACTTTTGGAACAAGTTTATGAAATATTTGGACAATATTCTGCTTGGGGACTTAGAAACAAAACTCATCGAGAGGCTCCTTGGTGTAATACAGAAATAAATCAAGAAATTAAGCAGGATGTTATTAAGGAATATTTTGAGAACAATTATGTCACGGAAAATTAAAGATACACCTGAAAATAAAAAATTTTCAAAAAAATCTATTAACTCTAAAACTTGTGAAGTTCCAGATACATCTATATTTTTTAGTTTTCAATACATTACTTCTGATGACCATTATAATTTAAATTATCTGAAAAAAATTAAGAGTGGAAAGGAAAAGGCTATATACTTTGATTTGTTTTCTAGTTTAAGCAGTTTTTCGCAGAGTTCATGGAAGGAATTACAATTAAAAAGAAAGCAATCTGGGGGATATGAAACTATTGAATATGGAGAAATGAAAGAATCTATAGCAAATAGGTTGCCAAAAGAAAAGAATATATCCGATGACACAAAGTTGATTGTTTTTAGATTTGGAAATAATTATAGAATGGTTGGCTATAAATCAAATAGATGCAAAGCTGCAATGCACGTACTTGGCTTTGATTTTGATTATTCCCTTTATAATCATGGCAGTTAATGAGTTTACACTGTCAACCGAATTTCGTGCTAAACTAATATTATAAGAAATTATGTCAAGACAGAGGTCTTGGCTTTTTTTATGCAAGAAAGGAGGTGTTCTATGCCAGGAAGAGAACTAACAATCAAAAAATACAATCTAGATTTATATGATCCATATGAAGCAGACGGTCCATTTGAAATGCCAGTAATTAAAAAGACACTTCGTATTCCTAATGAGTTAATTGGATTCAATGAAGCAATTTCTTCAAAGAATTATCAATCTGGAATTCATATGTTTATTGATGATTATCAGTTTGAGCGCATTTGGAACACTCCCGAACGATATGTGAATGTCTTAAAACAGTATGACTGTGTTCTTACACCAGACTTTTCTCTTTATATGGATATGCCTAGAGCTATGAAAGTATGGAATATCTATAGAAGTAGATTAATCGGGCAATACCTTCAGAGTCAAGGAATATGTGTGATTCCAACAGTTTCCTGGGCCGAAAGAGAAACATACACATTCTGTTTTGATGGCATTGAACCAGGGGGTATTGTGGCAATCTCAACTATTGGATGTATTAAGGATGAATATGCTAGATCCATTTGGAAAGATGGTGTAGATTACATGATTGATAAGCTTAAACCTACTGCAATTCTAATTTATGGCCAATCTATTGAACATGATTTCAAAGGAACAAAAGTTATTTATTATAAAAATAAAGTTATAGAGAGGGCAAGAAAACATGGGCGGTAGAGGAGCAAGCAGTGGTGTCAGTGACAGTGGAAAGCCTTATGGGAGCGAATACAATACAGTTTATCAGAGTGGAAATATTAAATTTGTGAAGCAAGTCAATGCTAGTAATGCAAAAGCTCCGATGGAAACGATGACCAGAGGGCGAGTATATGCCACAGTAAATGATAAAGATGAAATTTCATCAATTTCTTATTATGACAATTCGAATAAACGTACAAAACAGATTGATTTAACACATGATCATCAAAATATGAAGCCACATACTCATCATGGCTATTATCATTCTGAACATGACGGGAAAAAAGGTGCTACAAACTTGACTGCAGAGGAAAGGAAAATGGTTGACCGTGTAAAACGGTTATGGTTAAATAAAAATAAGAAAAGGTAGTCGTATAGGGGTGATTACACTTTGATGCATGCATATCACAAAACGATATGCACTGAGGAAACCTCCGTTCGAATCGGAGCGCCTTTTCGATTTGTTAAAAAATATCAGTTTAAATTTTAAACGCTATCTAAGCATCTTGTTAATTCAAGGTGCTTTTTTTATACATGAATAAGGAGGAAATTTACTTATGGGTGGAAGAGGACAATATGTAAATCGGGGGGGGGACAGTTGGTTTAACTGTTACCACAGGAGATGGAACTGTATTTGAGTATAGGCAAAAAGGGAAGAAAGTATTTTCTTTTTCTAGTGCATCATTTGCTGATAGTGGAAGTAGGGAAATTCCTAGGACCTTATCCGATATAGCTTCTAGGGCAAAATCCATGGGTTATAAAGTACAAAAGCTTACAAGCCGAGATTTAGCTAATAAAGATTCAGAACAACGTCGTCGAAAAAGACAAATAGCAAAAGAAGTGGATCGATTGTGGGTAAGAGGAGCTGGCTCACCAAGAAAAGGATGGAAAGGGCATTAAGACAGATATTTAATTTCAAAATAATGAAAGGAGGAATTCTATGGCTAAATTGACAGAAAAGCAGAAATTATTTGTTGACGAGTATTTGATTGATCTTAATGCAACAAGAGCATATAAAGCAGTATATCCAAATGTTAAAAAGGATAGTTCCGCTGCAGTGTGTGCTGCTAAATTGCTAAGAAATGCTAAGGTCAAAGATTATATTGATGAACAACTTGAAAAAGTCAGTTCTGAAAAGATAGCAGATGCCCAAGAAGTCATGGAATACCTCACAAAAGTAATGCGACGAGAAATGAAAGAGTCTGTTGTCGTTACAGTGACAAAAGAACATTCAGAGTATGTTGATACAGGAGATGGCAAGCCAAGAAAGCAGACAGTCAAAGAAGAAGTTCCTCAAATCGTAGAGATTCCTGCAAAGCTTTCTGATGCAAATAAAGCTGCAGAATTGCTTGGAAAAAGATATGCATTGTTCACAGATAAAGTACAAGCAGAAATTGTAGTACCTAAGTTTGAAGGAGAGGATGAGCTTGAAGACTAAAACAATCAAGTTACCCGAACTAGTAGGAAAAGGATATAAGTCCTATTGGAAATTTAGAGGTCGTTATGATGTATGCAAAGGTTCTCGTGCTTCCAAGAAGTCGAAAACAACTGCATTGCGCATCATATACAACATGATGAAATACGATCAGTCGAACACATTGGTAGTTCGTAAGACATATCGAACGCTAAAAGATTCGTGTTTTACCGATTTAAAGTGGGCCACAAAAAGATTAAAAGTTGAGCACTTATGGGAATTCAAGTATTCACCTTTGGAAGCAACTTATCTTCCAACAGGACAAAAGATTCTTTTCAGAGGTCTTGATGATCCGTTAAAAGTAACATCTATTACTGTTGAGTATGGATATTTGTGTTGGGCCTGGCTTGAAGAATCCTATGAGATAACAAGTGAAAAAGACTTTGATACATTAGATGAGTCGATTCGTGGTGAACTTCCACCTCATCTTTGGAAACAGTGGATGATTACATTCAACCCATGGAATGAACACCACTGGCTAAAAAAAAGATTCTTTGATGCCAAGAATGACCCTGATATATTGGCTATCACAACCAATTATAAGTGTAATGAATGGTTGGATGATGCTGATTTAAGGTTGTTTGAAAATATGAAGAAGAACAATCCTAGACGATATCAGGTGGCAGGTCTTGGTAACTGGGGTATTGTTGATGGTCTGATATATGAGAATTGGAAAGAAGAAGAATTTACACTAGATCAGGTTATTGACTGTGACTCTGTAGACGGTATCGACTTCGGTTATACAAATGATCCTGCTGCAGTTTTTATAGGTTTCATTGATACAGAACATAAAAAGCTCTATGTTTGGGATGAAATTTATAAAAAAGGCCTTTCCAACAAAAGACTTTATGAAGAGATTGAAAGCTCACATTATCAAAAGAAGTCTTACACGGCAGACTGTGCAGAGCCTAAGTCCATTGATGAGCTTAGAGGGTATGGCCTTCGTGTTGAGAAGTCACAAAAAGGAAAAGATTCCATTATGCATGGGATTCAATATATTCAAGATTTTGAAATTATCATTCATCCTAGATGTGTTAATTTCATAACCGAAATAGGAAACTATACATGGGATGAAGATAGATTAGGAAACAAAATAAATCGACCAATTGATGATTTCAACCACTTGATGGATGCAATGCGATATGCAGTAGAAAAATATGCATTTGGCCGAGTTAAAGTAAGGACGTTTAAAGGAGGTATTTAATGAACGCATACATTATTAAACCGGATACGATATTTAAGCTATCTGACGATAAAGACATCCTTAACATTGAAGTGTTGAATGGATTGATAACAAGTCATAAAACATTAATAACAAGCAGATATAAAAAGCTTTATGATGCCTATATTGGAGATTATCCAATCTTGCATCAAGCCAATAAAGAAACCTATAAACCCGATAACCGTGTTGTGGTCAACTTTGCAAAATACATTGTTGATACATTCAACGGTTTTTTTATTGGGGTTCCAATCAAAGTATCATCTAAGAAGAAAGAAATTGATGATTATATCAACTTGCTAGATAAATACAATGACCAGGACGACAACAATGCCGAATTATCTAAGATTTGCAGTGTTTTTGGAAAAGGATATGAATTGTATTTCAATGATGATTACGGAAATTTAGGGATTACCTATTTAGATCCAAGAGAAGGTTTCATGGTTTATGATGAATCAACAGTTCAGAAACCAAGATATTTTGTAACTTATCAGATTGTAGATGAAGTTATGCGTGGATATATCTATGATAAAACATATAAGTATGAGTTCAATGATAAAGGTGGTCTTCATGTATTTAATGGCGTAGAGCATGGATTCAATGATATTCCGGCCACTGAATTTATTGAAAATGAAGAACGTATGTCTATTTTTGAATCAACATACAGTTTGATTAACGCCTATAACAAGGCAATGTCAGAAAAAGCAAATGATGTTGATTACTTTGCAGATGCCTATTTAAAAATCCTAGGTCCAAAATTAGAAGAGTCAGATTTGGTACACATTCGAGATAATCGAACAATTAACTTTGAGTCAATGGATGGAAGTGGAGATGGAATTGTAGTTGATTTCATGTCAAAGCCAAATGCAGATGCAACACAGGAAAATCTAATCAACAGATTAGAGCGATTAATCTTCCAAAACTCAATGGTGGCCAATATCAATGATGAGAACTTTGGAACGACATCAGGCATTGCATTGAGATATAAACTTCTTTCTATGTCAAACCTTGCAAAAGCGAAAGAGCGTAAGTTCACATCTGGAATGAATCGTAGATATCGAGTCTTATTTAGTAATGCAATCACACATCGTTCTGAAAACGACTGGCTTGAGGTTGAATACAAGTTTACACAAAATTATCCTGCAAACTTATTAGAAGAAGCACAGACTGCTGCACAATTATCAGGAATCGTATCGCACAAAACCCAGTTGTCGTTTATCTCGGCAGTTGAGGATACGAATGCCGAAATGGAGCGTATCAAAAAGGAAGATGAGAATGATATGGTAGAAACTGAAAACCGAATCTTCCAAAATAATGAGGATTCACAAAACGATGAGCAGTAGAACATATTGGCGAGATCGTGAGCTTGAATGGAAAAAGAAACGCTTAAAAGATGAAAAGCAATACGCGGATGAGATACAAGAAATATATGCAAACATGATGGATTCGGTTGAAAAGGAAATCGAATCCTTTTTTAGTCGCTATGCAAATAAAGAAAACATCACTATGGCAGAAGCTAAAAAAAGAGTTTCAAACATAGATATCAAAGCATTTCAAAGAAAAGCTAAGAAGTATGTAAAGGAAAAGAACTTTTCAGATGAAGCCAATGAACAGATGAGACTTTATAATCTTGCAATGAAAGTCAACCGATTGGAGCTTTTAAAAGCAAACATCGGATTAGAACTTGTGGCAGGGCATGATGAATTAAAATCGTATACTGGTGATAAGCTAGAAGGAGCATATTTAGAAGAGATTCAACGTAATGCATCTATCTTAGGTGATACAGTGATTGATAATGCGAAGATGGCCAAAGCAGTAGCAGATTCATCTTTTAAGAACGCAACCTTTTCAGAACGAATTTGGGTCAATCAAGACCAACTAAAAAACAGTTTATCCAGTGTTTTATCCAATGCATTGATTCAAGGCAAGAATCCTAGAGAGTTTATCCCTCAGATACGAAAGAAATTCGATGTATCAAGATGCAATGCAGAAAGATTGTTGCGAACAGAAATTGCACGAGTTCAAACACAAGCACAGGCAGAATCTTATGAAGCGAACGGAATAGATGAGTATGAATATATAGCGTGTAGCTTAAAAGATGTGTGTCCTCTGTGTAAAGAAATGGATGGCAAAATATTCAAACTTAAAGACATGGAAATAGGAGAAAACGCACCTCCAAGGCATCCAAATTGCCATTGTGCGCTCGCACCACATTCTGACCGTAAGGAGTATGAAAAGTGGCTAGATGGTCTAGCAAATGGAGAACACAGTTTAAGGTTTGACGAGTGGAAAGAAAAACAGGCTTTGCATGAAAATAAAAAAGGACCAATCACAGTAATAACCGAATCTGCTATAAATAGAGTCCCACTTATGAAACTTGCTAGACTTACTGAAAAAGAGGCTAAAAAATTACAAGTGATTCACAAGCGATTATTGGAAGAATCTAGAGTTCACAACCAATCAAATGAAGTAGGGTATAAAATGACTCCTGACTTTAAGCCAAAAGAAACAAAATATGGTTCTGATGATAAATTGATCTTTTCAAGTGTAAGTATTTCACCTAAGACTTATGTAGCGCACAATCATCCAAGAAATAATAGTTATTCTATAAACGACTTGCTTTTTTTCTATGAGAATGAGGACGTTCAGCTATTAACTATTGTAAAAAATAATGGTAATATAGAATTACTAGATAAGGCAAACTTTGATAAGGGTAAATTTAAAACCCTAGTACGACGAAATATAAAAAAATATACTTCTAATAAAGGCGAAATTGACTATGATAAAGTAATTAGTCAAACTCTAAAAGAAGCATCTAAGAAAGGACTGATAGAATGGATGAAAAGCTAAATACTAACGTGTTAGATGGGTCTGAAGAAGAACAAGAAAGACAATTGAAATTGTGGCTGGGATTAACACCGGATCAGTCATTTGCGGATTTGCCTGATATTCCAGAAAATCTTGAAGAGAATGAAAACTAGGTAAAGAAAGATATGGTAATAAAAATGGCTAGTAACGATATGCAGGTATTGATGTACAAGATTTTAAAATATTTATATGAGTGTATGAAACTTGGCAAAGAAGCTAAATTAGAAGATTTTTCTTATAACTCTAAGTTATTTGATGTTCCTAAAAACTACTGGCTGGAAGTAATTTCTACATTAGTAACCCATGGCTACATCAAAGGATTCAAGGTATATGAAAACAAATATAAAGATGTTAAATTATATGTAGAAACAGACCCGCCATTTAAGATTACCTATGAAGGTGTTATCTTTTTGGAAGAAAACAGTGGCATGAAAAAAGCTTCTGAATTTGTAAAAGATTCTTTTAACGTTGTGCTATCTTCTTTACTCGGTGTTATTCTATAGAGAGAGGTGAAAAAATGATTACATTTGAGCTATTAGAATATAACAACGGCAGATATGTATATTCATTTTCGCCTGACATAGATCCAAAGGCTAAAGGTAAAATTGCTATATACGATAATGGGAATCGTGAAGTATTAGAGCAATCGTCTGTTGATGTTAAACAGTATTATGCAGGCCATGCTTTATGGGGTATTTCAGTAGGGGAAAAGACGGGCACAGTTGCTTGGTGCTAGGATAAAGATGTTGCTATTGAAAAGTTCCTAAAAAAAGGCTATAGTTTTGGTATAGAAAGGAACTGATAACTATGAGAAATAAACCAGTTTTAGATGGCAAAATAACTGACGATAAAGTTTTTTTTGAAAATCTTTTGGAAGATTGGGAAAACGCAGAAGTTTTATATAAAAACTGGGACAAAATTTCAGAGGAATTCAGGAAAAATGAAGGCCGCCTTTCAGATGTTGATTTACCGAACAATATCCTTTCCGCTTTAACATACTAAATGATGAGTATTAAAAAAATATGATGTAATTATGGTCACTCAAACGAGTGGCCTTTTATTATGCAAGGGAGTGATACAATGGATTACCGGCTTATACGTGATGAAGATAGATCAGAACAAATTAAGAAGCATATAAAAGAAGCAGCTCAAAGTATTATTGACCATGCAGATGATATTGTGGATCAATATGATTTGCTAACAGATTTAAAGATAGAAATGAATTTAAATCCTGATAACAACTGGCTTCCAAAAGTGCAAGTTACTTCTAGTTTTTTATCCGAAAGAACTATTGTGTTAAAAAAGACAAATGAAACAGGTGATACTATGTGATAAAAATTAAGATTAAACAGACAGAAAGTGATTGCCTGATTGAAGTACATGGCCATGCTCATTACGCTCCAATAGGAAAAGATATCGTCTGCAGCGCTATCTCAGTACTATTTTTGACATTGGCCAATTCAATCGACGAAACATCCGACGCACTTTGCAGATATTACGAACCTGATAAAGATAGCAAGACGTTGTATATCTCGGGTTTGGACCTTGCTGGAGAATTAGCAATTAATTTTTTCAGAATTGGATGCAAAGGCACAGAAGAAGCGTATCCAGAATACGTGGATCTAAGAGATGTGTAATCACAAATATTTGGAGCGTGTCGAAAAGGTTTATTTTGACCAATGGCTAGAGTGCATCGTTGAAGTACGTAATCAACGGTGCATTTTTTGTGGAAAAGCCAAGACTTATAAAGTCTACATATCCACACTACCAAACAAGACCAAGCATTCACGTCGTTAAACTGTATGGGTTATAGGCCAAGCATTTAAGCCTTAAAAAGATATGGGAAATGACAAGCAAAGTCAGAAAAATAGGAGGAAATTTACTTATGAAAAAATTCAATGACAGACTACCTTTTTGCTTACAACTTTTTGCAGATGAATCTTCAGGTGAGAATGAGATTACAGGAACAGAAAACACTCAATCAACTGAGGGACAAGACAACCAAGAAAAAAACAAAGCACCAGAAAAGAAGTATTCAGATGAAGATTTGAATGCGGTTCTTGATAAAAGGTTTGCACGTTGGAAAGCAGATCAAGAAAAAGAAAAAGCAGAAGCTAAGCGCTTAGCAGAAATGAATGCACAAGAACGAGCAGAAGCAGAACGTGACAAGGTGCAAAAAGAGCTAGATGAATTGAAAGCAAAAAACGCAATCGCAGAAATGACAAATGAAGCACGTAAAATGTGCGCAGAGCATGATATTAACGTTGGAGATGAACTTTTATCTGTTCTAGTTAATAAAGATGCAGATAAAACTAAGAAAGCGGTTGATTCGTTTGTGAAGATGTTTGAACAAGAAGTAGAAAAAGCAGTTAAAGAAAAACTGAAAGGCAACGGTCCTAAACGTGGTGGTTCAAACAAAGGGGTAACTCGTGAATCAATCTTGAATATCACTGATCCAATGGAAAGACAACGCATGATTGCGGAAAATATGGATTTATTCCAGTAAATAGAAAAAGGAGATATAACATATGAAAAAAATTTATAAAGGTATGAACTTGCAAATGTTTGCAGCACCTACAGGATTAACAGGAACAGGCAACATCCAAGTTAGAGCACACGAAATTGATTTCGTTACTAGTTTTGGAAAGAACATTCAAGCTTTATTGGATGTATTAGGAATCATTCGCCCAATCCGTAAAGCAAACGGTTCGGTTTTAAAAACAAAGAAAGTTACAGGAACATTAAAAGATGGACATGTAGCAGAAGGCGAATCAATTCCATTAAGCGAATATAAAGTTGAAGAAGAAGTGTTCGATACAATTCAAATCGAGAAATTTCGTAAAGCCGTTCCTATTGAAGCAATTGCAGAGAAAGGATATGAAGCTGCAGTATCTGATACTGACGAACAGTTCCGTATTGATTTGCAAGATAACATCACTGATCGCTTATATAAACAGTTGAATTCAGGCAGCTTAGTAGGACATGAAGCTACTTGGCAGATGGCTATCGCAATGGCAATCGGTAATGTTAAACACAAATTCCAACAAATGAAACGAAATACTACTGGTATTGTTGTATTCGTAAATACTTTGGATGCTTACCGCTATTTAGGAGAAGCTAATGTATCTATGCAGACTGCATTTGGTTTAACATACATTAAGAACTTCTTAGGAGCAGATATTGTATTCTTAACAGACCGAGTAGCAGAAAAAACAGTAGTAGCTACTCCAATGAACAACATCATTGCATATTATGTAGATCCAAGCGATTCTGAATTTGTTAAAGCAGGACTTTCATATACTACTGACAGTACTACTGGCTTCTTAGGATTCCATGTAGAAGGAAACTATGATCGTGCTATTTCAGATATGTTCGCAATCATGGGATTACGTTTAATGTGTGAATACCAAGATGCAATCGCACATTTTGCAGTAGGTGGTTCTGACACTCAAACATTACGTAGCTTAACATTAACGGCATCTAAAGGTGAAGAAACAGGAACTACAAAAGTAGCAGTTGCAGAACAGTTGTAATCTATGAATAACAAATTCAAATTCAAGGTTGGAGCTTCTGAAGAAACAGTGGCATATGGTACAGATGTAAAATCTTGGAAGAACTTCGAAGAAGGAGCAGATATCAAAGCAGCAGCAACAAATCACTGCACTGTTGTAGAATGCGATAAAAACTACAAAGCAGTATCAAAAGGCGATGTAGTTGTTGACTTAAAGGCATAGGTGATTGAAGATGTCGACAACAACCGTATTAAGTGATGTAAAACTGCTTCTTGGTTTGCAAAATGATGATGAAAAGCTAGAGACCATTGTAAGACTTACGGAAGGTCGACTTAAAGCGCTTCTAAGCGTAAAAATCATACCGGATGAACTAGAATATATCATTACAGAAGTGTCTATCAAACGCTTTAATAGGATTGGTTCTGAGGGTGTTCAAACGCATTCAGTTGAAGGGGAGTCAATGTCATTTAATGATGATGACTTCTCTTCTTTCTCTTCTGAGATTCAATCATGGAGAGATGAGCAAGCCAATCAAAATAAAGGGAAGGTACGATTCTTATGAGGTATGACAAGCCTATTTACTTTCAAAGATTTGTGCAAGGTTCTTATAACGAGGATACAGGCAACTATGAAGATGATTCGATTGTAGAAGAAATGGCAATGGCTTCCATAATGGATACAAAAACACAAACTATGATGCAGGTATACGGGCAAATCAGACAAGGTAGCCTTACTTGTCATATTCAGAATATTTATGAAAAACCTTTTGATCATATTCGAATCGGTGCAAAGAAATACAAAGTTGATTACTCACGAAGACTCCGAACAAAGGAGTCTTTTATTCTGTCTGAGGTGCAATAAATATGGCAAAAGTTGAAATAAGAGGATTAGATAAACTGCAGAAGAAACTCAAAAAGAATTGTTCTTTGGAAGATGTGAAAACAGTTGTTTTGAAGAATGAAATGGATATGCAAAATAAAACAGTTAAAAATGCAGTATTTACAAAAGGGTATTCAACAGGTGCAACCAAAAGAAGCATCAGAGGTGAAACACGTGATGGCGGATTCACATATGCAGAAGGACCATCAACGCATTATGCACCTTATGTTGAATTTGGAACACGTTTTATGGACGCACAACCTTTTGTTAGACCTGCATTCAAACAACAAGTACCAATCTTTAAATCGGATATGAAGAAACTAGTTAAGTAGGTGATGCAATGGATTCACAGCAGGAATTATTCACTGCACTAAAAGTGCAATTAGAAAAAGCGTTAAAAAGTAAAGGCGTTAATGTATACGATACGTTTTTGCCAAGTGAAGGGACACCATATCCATATGTATACATTGGTTCAAGTCAACTAGTGGACGATTACGGAAATAAAACAATGATTTTAGGCAATATCACGCAAGTTGTGGATGTTTGGCACAACAATCCTAGGAAGCGTGGAGAATTGTCTGAAATTATACAAACCATTAAGAAAGTGGCTAGACAAATCAACCACACAAACAACTTTGCTTTTATGATCCAAAATATCAACCAACGGATATTATCGGATTCAAGTACAGGAGCACCATTGATGCATGGTGTTCTAGAGTTGGATTTTAGAATTACAGGAGGAATAAAATAATGAAATTTGATTTACAAATGTTCACAGAAGCAATGAAAGAATCAGTTGCAGGTAAACAGTTGATCTATCTTTTCAGAGTTGCAAAAGATTCAAAGAAAGAAAATGCTAGTGCAATTGCTTTCCCAACAGAAAACGAACGAAACGTTACAAAAGATGCAGATACAACTGCTACAAAAGACGGAACTATTCGTACCCCATCAGTAGCAGAGATTGAAATTACATCAACATCTGTTTTGGCAAAAGGTGATGCAATCATTGATAAATTAGAAAAGGCTATGTTGTCAGATGAACTAGTCGAATGTTGGGAAGTAAACCTAGCAGAAGAAGGAACTGAAACAAATGTCGGCAAGTTTAAATCTAAATACTACCAAGGATATTTGACTGAATGCTCAATTTCATCAGAAGCAGAAGGAGTTGTTGAAGTTGATTTAACATTCGGAGCAAATGGAAATGGAGCGGATGGATATGCATCAGTAACTAAAGAACAGCAGGAAGTAGCATCTTACGTTTATAAGGATGTATCTAAGGAATCGTAATAAACATGAGGGGCAGAGATTGCCCCTTTTATATTTGTATTTAGAAAGTGAGGACTTTAAATGAGTAAAAACATGGAAATTGAAGTAAATGGTGAAACATATCAACTAGTAGCAGGGTTTGGATTTTTACATGAAGTCAATAAAAGAGTGACTGTGGATGTACCAAACACTAAAAACAAAAAAGAAGTAGGCTTGAAATTTATGGTCGCAAGCATCATGGATGGAGATATTGATGCATTAGTCGATTGTATCTTCTGTATGAATATTGGACAAACACCACGTTTAAAGAAAGCAGACATTGAAAGATATTTAGAAGATGTAGAAGATATCGACAAAGTTTTTGAGGACGTAATCAATTTTTTATCTCAAGCGAATGCGTGCAAGAAAGAAGTGAAATCACTGATGACGAGCATGCAGAAAGAAGAGAAGAAATAGACGAAACATTTGATGAAATGTATGAACGTGTCGCTTTGACTTGTTTTAGATACTTAGACTTCAAAAATTTGGATCAGGTAAATAATCTTACCCCTTACGAATATCGACTTCTAATGAAGGCCAAAGAGCTACAAATGGTAGATGATCAGTATTATCTGCATTTGCAAGCATACCTAAATATGACTGCACAGGCTAAAAAGCAAGTGGGCAAGAAACAGAGAATGGTATACACGAAATTTAGCAAGTTCTTTGACTATCAGAAAGAGTTGGATCGTGTCATGGGGATAAAGAAACAAAGCAAGTTTGATAAGTTGGCAGAGTTCATAAATAAAAAGGAGGGATAACAATGGCAGAAAGTTTTAGTGTTGAAGCCATACTAACGGCAACCGATAAGAATATGACCTCAACCATGAACAAAGCTATAGGAGCGTGCCAGTCGTTTAGTGATAGAGTTAAATCTATTGTAGCTGGTGTCGGCATAACTAAAGCTATTGGTGCAACGATGAACGTTTTTAGCTCATCCTTTGATGGTGCTATTAATAGATTTGATACCATGCAATCCTATCCAAAAGTTATGAAGTCTTTGGGATTTTCAATTGAACAATCTCAAAAGAGTGTTGCAAAGTTAAATCAGTCAGTACAAGGCTTACCAACAAACTTGGCAGATGTTGTAACAACATCTAAGTCGTTGTCTGCCGTTACAAGTAATATTGATAAGGCAACTGATACTACAATCGCATTAAACCATGCGTTTTTAGCAAGTGGATCTAGTTCAGAAGATGCATCACGTGGCTTGCAACAGTATTCACAGATGCTTGCTAAAGGTACAGTTGATATGGAATCATGGAGAACCTTACAGGAAACAATGGCTCCAGCATTAACTAAAGTATCTAAGAAACTAGGTATTGCAAGTGGTAATGCAAATGAATTGTATGATGCATTAAAGAATGGAACGATTACATTTGATCAGTTTAATGATGCAATGATTGAATGTGATACTGAAACAGGTGGCTTTGCAGAAACTGCATTAGAAGCTTCTAAAGGTGTTAAAACTTCTATGACTAACATCAAGAGTGCAGTACAAAACTTAGAACAAGGGTTCTTGTCTGCAATGAATAACATGTTGAAGTCAAAAGCCATGGGTGGATTAGTTGATAATCTAGAAAAGATTAAATCTAAAATCTATGATTTCAGAAATTCAATCATGGAATCTAAAGACGATGGTTTGACATGGGATTTCAAGCCTGGAGTCATGGAAAACGTATCAAAGGCTATGGATTGGCTTGCAGATAGAGCAAACAATGCTAAAGCTATGGTCCAACAATTCTATGATGGATTTATGAAGACAGATGCAGTACAAAACGCAATTACATTGTTCGACAAAGTCAAAGATGCTATTGGAAATGTAATGGATAAGTCGCAAGACAGTAAAGTCTTTGAGCAGTTAGGACAAGACATTGGAAATATCATTGCAAAAGTAGAAGATGTAACTGGCAAAATTGCAGATTTCATAGCAAATCTTAAAACGGAAGATGTTAAGAGATTTGCAAGTGCAGTCAAATTATTGGCAGGAGCATTTGTTGCAATCAAAGTCGGTAGCAAAGTATCTAGTATGATAAGTGGTGTCGTTGGCACAGCTAAAGGTGGATATTCAAAGTTAAAATCAATTATTGACAAAATCAGAGGATTAGGAGAAAAACCAACTCAAGAAATACCTGGACAATTACCGCAAAATGGTACTCCAAGTGACAGTATTGGTGATGCAACAATGCGAACTGCTCAGAAAACATCTAAAGCTGCACAGATTATTAATTCTGCATTTGAAGGAATTTCCAATGTTATTACTTCGGTATGTGAAGGTGTAAAAGGAATTATAACAGGTCTAGGAGAAGCAATTAGTACTGCTTTTCAAGGTATCGGACAGGGCATTAAATCGGCTTTGGAAGGAGTCGGAACAGTCATTGAATCATTTGGTACTGCAATCAGTACGGTAGCACAAGGCATTGGACAAGGTTTAGCAACTGCGTTTACAGGATTAGGAACTGCAATCGCAATGGTGCCACCTACTACATGGCTTGCGTTGGCAGCGGCTATTCTTGCAACAGGTGCTGCTATGGCATTGGTTGGGTCGCAAGGTGAAGGGTTACAAATGGTTCTTCAGGGTGTTGCAGATGCTGTTTCTGCGTTTGGACCTGTTATTACTTCGGTATTTGAAGGTATCAGTGGTGTAATTACATCGTTTGGAGAAACAGTAAGTGGAATCTTAAACTCAGTTTCAGGAGTGATTAAATCTATTGGACAATCTGCTTTGAATGCTGGCAAAGGATTCAAAGAATTAGCTAAAGGCATTCAGATTATTACTGGTTTAAATTTGTTTGATATGGGAGCTAGCTTAGCTGCAGTAGCAACCGGTATAGGAGCTATATCTGCAGCTTCTGTAGGCATAGGAAGCGCAGGTACTCAGATGATGGCCCTTGTAACTGCTATCAGTATGGTAGGTACTACATTTGCCAGTACATCAGCTACAGTGACAAACTCATGCAATAACATTATCAGTGCAATGTCTGCAGCAGAAGCTAGGGCTTCGACTTCAGGAACTGCAATGGGTACTAAGTTTACATCAGGACTTAAAGGAAGCTTATCAAAAAGTGTGTCAATAGCACGATCTTCATGCAATAACATTATCAGTGCATTCAATGCGTGTCAGTCAAAAGCACAATATTGTGGTCAGATGATTGGTCAAGGATTGGCGAATGGTTTAAGAGCTAGTGAAGGTTCTGTTAGAGCTGCGGCCGCTAGTTTAGCAGCAGCTGCAGATGCCGCAATTCAAGCTAAAGCGAAAATCGGTTCTCCGTCTAAAGTTACTAAGAAAGATGGTATGTGGACTGGAAAAGGTTTTGTTCTAGGCCTTGAATCCATGTATTCTGACGTAAAAAGAGCTTCAGAGAAGTTATTATACCTTCCATTAATGAGCGCTCCTAAAATAGCTTTTGGAGGTGTTGTGAGTGATATGAATGCAGAATACGATTACACTAGCAACGCTCAATTAACGGTTGAAACACCACTTTACATTAATGATCGTGAATTTGCACGTGCAACATACAGAGCAAATCAGAATGAGATTAACAGAAACTCAAAGCTTAATGAGAGATTGCGAGGTAACAGATAATGTATGCATTCGTAAATACAGTAAATAGTGGCATCGTCGGTACTAACCTACCGACAGAAGCCATGTCATATAATGGCGTATATTTAGAAAATGAAATAGATGGATATCGTACACTTTCTGTAACAGGACGTGAGTTGATGGAGTCAGAAGTAAAACATACTGAAATTGATGGAATGGATGGTTCTTATTACAGATATAAAACAACTCCTGCAAGAACGATTACTGTTAAGTACCAGTTGAGAGCTAGAGGAAGCAGAGAATTTCGAGAAGCTTACAACAAGATGAATAAATTGTTGAGTGGTGAGCAAGTAAAAGTCATTTTTAATGATGAAAGCGACAAGTATTTCATTGGAACTAAGACATCTAATACACAGGTTGATGGTGGAAGTAATAACGTGATCGGTGAAATCGAAATCTATTGCTCAGACCCTAGGAAATATTCAACCACAGAAAAAGAATTTACTGCTACTGATGGAGTGTTAAACATTGTCAATGAAGGAACTGTACCTGTAAGTATTGATTACGAGATTCAGACAACATCTGAAACTGGATATATTGGTATCGTATCAACTGAAGGAGTAATGCAGTATGGAAAAATCGAAGAACTTGATTCAGAAACCTATCAACAAAGCGAACATTTAGTTAGCATCAACAACTTTTACAATTGTGCAGATGACACTAGCGGAACGGATGTAATGCATCCTACTTATGGAAGTAATGGTACACTTTCTCAACACACTTGGTTTAATCAAAACTTTCTAGGTTTTGGAACAGTCGGAGCAAAAAAAGGAAATGCTAGTGGCGGATTAAGAACATTGGTAATACCTGCAGATTCAAATGGAGATTCAAGTGGATCTCAGAACTTCTATTGTTATTTTCACTTGATATTCTATGCGAGTTTGATGGGTCAAACTGGAGAGATGTGTATCAACTTCTTAACTGCAGACAATAAATTGATTTGCGGTTGTAACTGGTACAAGACAGATACAGTAGGCAATACAGGACATTATGAGTTTTGGGCGAATGGTAAAATGTTAAGAAACTTCTCATATACTACTTCTCATTTACAATCTCAAAATCCATGGTTTTGGAATTGGGGACATTGCGATATCTTGAAAGAAGGCGGAAATATCCGCTTCTTCTATTACGGAGGATATTACAACTACTACATTCCAGAAATTGCAAATATGAAGTGTGCCAAGATTCAGATTGCATTCAAACAATGGGGCAATAGAGACGGTAATCAACTAATGAGTATGATGGGCTTTGATGTAATCAACTTCACGAAAAACAATGTATCAAAATGGAGAGATATTCCTAATAGATATCCTAATGGTACGAAAATTACAATTGACGGTAAGTCATCGCACGTTTATGTAAACGGAATGTCTAGACCTCAAGATGAGATTTTAGGAACTAAATATTTTAAAGCTCCAGTAGGAACTACAGAAATAAAGACTACGTGCTCAAGTTGGTCAGAATCGAAACCAACAGTGAAAGCTAGAATAAGGGAGGCATGGTTATAATGGAAAAAATCAGAATAGCAGTGTTAACTCCTTATGACAAAGTTCTAGCTTTTTTAGACAATACGGTGCCTAGCGCAATGCATTACTTTGATGAAACATTGCATACTTATTTAAAAGGCTCATCGTATACATTTGAATTCACTACATTGACTGCACATGATGATGCAGTCTTTTTAGTTGAAGGTAATAAATTAAGCTTTACCAGAAAGAACAAAGGCTATTATTTAACAATAATGAATGTTGAAAAAGGTGGTGACACAACAACTGTTACCGCCTATGGTCTTTGCCTTGAATTAACGAATGAATATGTAGATGCATATAAAGCTCCTAGAGCAATGTCGTTTTCAGAATATGTAAATGCATATGGATTTGAGCAATCGTTTGTGATTGGAAAAAATGAAGTATCAGACAAACGTATCACGCATGAATGGACTGGAAGTGATACTGTACTAGCTAGATTGTATTCAATCGCAAATGTATTTGATGCAGAATTAGAGTTTGTAACTCAGTTGAATGATGATTACTCATTGAAGAATGTTGTATTAAATATTTATCGTGCTCATTCAGACAGTGTTCAAGGAATGGGAAGTGACAAGCGCAGTACGATATTAAGATATCCTAATGATGTATACGGAATCACTAAAACAAGTGATATTACTGAGCTATACACTGCAATCAGACCTACAGGGACAAATGGATTACAGTTAAATTCGATTAGTGGTCGAGTTGTAAAAGACTCAAATGGAAATGTACTGTATAAAGTCAACGGTAACAACTTGTTAGCGCCTCAATCTAGAGATAGATTTCCTTCAACTTTACTTACGAATCATTCAAATGATATGTACGCAGTGCAAATTTGGTCTTATGAAACTGAAAACGTAGAAACATTATATGGTCAAGCTTTAGCTCAATTGAAAAAGAATTGTGTTCCTAAAGTTACGTATGATGTCGACGCATATATTGATGCAGATATTGGTGATACGTTCACGATTGAAGATGTGGAGTATAGTCCTACTTTATATTTAGAAGCACGAATCACAGAACAAGAGATTTGTTTCACGGATTCCGAGAAGTGCAAGACTATTTTTGACAACTTTGAAGAAAAGCAATCACAGATTAGTTCGGCTCTTATTTCAGAAATGAACAAGATGATTGAGTTAAAAAAAGTTTATGAAGGTTCAATTGTATCTTCAAATGGAGTTCTATTTAAGACTGATTCAGATTCGACTCAATTAACTGCAATTGTTAAGAATGATGGTGTTGATATTACATCTAAGTATTCAATTATTTGGTATAAAGACGATGAGCAAATATCAACGAATCAAACTATTATAATCAATGCCTCAGACTTCACAGAAAAGGCCGTATATCGATTTAAAGCAATGAGTGGTGAAATACTTAAAGCAAGTGCAGAAGTCACTGTAATGCGACTACAAGACGGTCAGAATGGAACAAGTGCTTATGTGCATATTGCTTATGCAAACAGTTCAGATGGTCGTGTTGATTTTAGTTTGACAGAATCAAATCGTAAATTTATTGGTCAGTATTCTGACTCAAAGCAATATGGTTCAGAAGACCCAACAAAATACAGATGGTCGGCAATTAAAGGGGAAGATGGTCAGTCATTTGTAAGTGCAGAGGAACAATTCTATTATTCAACATCACAAACCGAATTAAACGGTGGTGAGTGGTTTGTTGGTAATGTAGTTTATCAAAGTGATAAGTTTCTATGGAAAAGATGGAAGTGTACTTATGCAAATCCAAGTGAAATCAAGTATACAAAAGCTATTTTCGATAACACATGGAATGAAATTGATGCAAAAATCGGTGAGATTCATACTCAAGTGTCTCAAGCTAACACTCAATCTAAAGAAGCAGTTGATAAGGCAGCACAAGCACAATCAGATGCAAGTAAAGCGAATGAATTAGCAAACACTGCAAATCAACAATCAGAAGATGCAAAGAAACTAGCACAAGAAGCAAACACTAGTACTGGTAACGTTCAGAAACAGATTGATGCGATTAAAGGAGATGTCGATGATTCAAAGCAACTGATTCAAGATGCAGTTGATAAGGCAAATGCCAATGCAGGAGAAATTGCTACTGTAAAAGAAACGTATGCTACAAAAGTTGATTTAACTACTGAATCAAAATCTATTCATGCAGATGTAACAACTGAAATTGAAGAGAAAGTCGGTGAACTATCGACTACAGTTTCTCAAAATTATGCTTCTAAGAGTGATTTAACAACACTTGAAGGAAGTATGAACACGAAGTTTGAACAAACTGCAGATACAATATCAACTCAAGCGAGTTCAATTGAAAGATTGCAATCAGATACAACTCAAGCTCAATTAGATATCATCGATGCAACAAAGAAAGCAACTCAAGCTCAAGCGACTGCAAATCAAGCAGTTACAAATGCTCAGAGTGCTCAAACTTTAGCAGATGAAGCTAAACAAAAGGCAGACAGTGCTCAATTAAATTTAGACAATGCTAACAAGGAATTAGCGGATGCAAAAGCTAATCTAGAAACAGTAACTGGTAGAGTTGATGCGACTGAGAGTGAAATCACAAAAGCTCAAACTCGTTTAACTAATGCAGAATCTGCAGTACAGAAAGCTCAGTCTGATGCAACTAAGGCTCAAGATAACGCAACTACGGCAATCAATAATGCTAAGACGGCTCAAGGAGTTGCGGATGATGCAAAAGCCAAAGCAGAACAAGCTCAGAAAGATTTAGCAGATTTAACGAATAAAGTAACTTCAAATACAACGGCAATTGAACAAAATGCAAAAGCTATTAAATTACAAGCTACTAAGATTACTGAAACTAGTAATAAGATTGATGGAATTCAAAATGACATTACAAATAACTATTATAGTAAGGAACAAACTGATGCTCAGATTAAAGTAAGTGCCGATAAGATTTCACAGTCTGTTAGTGAGGTTAATAAGGTAGCTACTAGTGCCAATAGTAAGATTGATAACTTACAAATTGGCGGAAGGAATTTATTTTTAAAAACAAAGAAACAAGTATCATATGACGGTTATAATTGTCGAATGATAAATGGATTTCAAGTCATATATAAATCATGTTTTGAGTCAATAACTGACATTGCTCCTATTCAGTCTGAGGATTCGATTCCAAAAGTCGGTCAGATCTATACTATTCAAATGATGGCAAGAGGCAGAATATATGGTGAATATGTATATGATAAGTCTAGGTATGATTTATCTAACTATAATTTATTTGATGCAAAAACAATTGAATATAATGCTACAGATGGTATTTACAATTTTAATAAAACTCCAAAACAATATTTTGATTATTATACGCCGAATCAAACAGATTCATGGAGTAATTTTAAGAACGGCACGACACATGAAGTTAATACTATTGAGCGACTTGTATGCAGATATAACAATTCATTATATGATTTATATATGATTGTTTTAGAAGCAAATGGAAAAAACATTAATAAATGCTATCCTGTTCTAATCGGAAAACAAAACAGTGGTGCCATTGCTCAATATTGGTATCCAAATGTTTATGGTAATAACTATAGTGATAGTTTGAGTTTTATACATCTTACAGAAGATTGGAAGCTTCATTCTCATCAATGGTCACCTAGCTCAAGTCTCGACTCCGAAACAAAACATAGTATGATTTTAGCTAGATTATCTACATCGCTAGGAATCGGGACAATTGAAATATATGCTCCAAAGTTTGAAAAAGGCAACAAAGCCACTGACTGGACACCAGCTCCAGAAGATGTAGATGAAGCAATAAACACTGAACGCACTGATCGACAGTCTGCAATTGAAACTAAGGCAAATGAAATTACTTCAAAGGTTTCTGAAACTTATGTATCAAATTCTTCATTTGAGCATTATCAAAATACTGTATCAAGTCAGTTTACACAGACAAAAAATGACTTCACATGGTCAATCAATCAGTCGGTAACTGATGCTAAGAATGAAATGAGCGGTCAAATCGACAGTGTAAATGGTCGTGTTGATGGTTTAAAGCAAACCACAGACAACGTAAATAGTTATATGTCGTTTGATAATGATGCTTTAACACTAGGCAAATCTGACAGTGCATTTAAAACTAAGATTACAAACCAAGAATGGTCGATTCAAAAGAATGGCGCAAAGGTAACATATATAAACGACCAAACAATGTACATCACAGATGGGAAATTTACGCAGTCATTGAAAATTGGTGCATTCGGATTCGTTCCAAGAGCTAATGGCTCTTTAGATTTCAAGAAAGTAGGGTGATTGAATGGCAGAATTTAGTGGCGGAATACAAATTAGTAGTGGTCAGTGGGATAAATACTCTCTTATTTTAAAATGTTGGGAAGATTCTTATTCTATTGAAAACAACACATCACGGGTGTATTGGTGGGTTGGTATTCGTTCAAATACACAGTACCATAATCACCAAGGATTGAGCGAACACTATAAAGTGGTAGTAAATGGTTCAACAGTACACGATGCTAGCCATACAGTTTCGTGTGGTAGTGGCCAAACTGTTGGAATCGCAGATGGATATACAACAGTATCGCACAATGCAGATGGTTCTAAATCAATCAGCGTAAGTGCATCATTTAGTTGTGACAATACAAGTTATTACGCACCTCGAACTGGTTCTTGTAGTGGTTCGTTGACATTAACAACCATTCCAAGAGCATCAAGTATATCTATTGATAGTCCTAGTATTGAATGTGGTAACACTATTAATATTAACGGTTCGAGTGCTTCAAAGAACTTTACACATAAAATCTACGCAACATGGAACGGTAAAAAAAGTGAATTAGTGACAATAGCTAGTGGTACAACAACCCCTAGCTTTTCTTATACAATTCCAACTGCATGGGAAAAGGACTTACCTAATTCGACAAGTGGAATTGCTACATTTACATTAGAAACATTCAGTGGTTCAACATCGGTTGGATCTAAATCAGTAAATGCGACTATCAAAGTCAGAAGCAGTGTAGTTCCTTCGATTGACAGTATCAAAGTAACAGATGCAAATTCTGTATGTGCAGAAATTGGCCAAATAGTTCAGTCACAGTCTAGACTTAAGTTCGCAATAACTTACAGTGGTGCGCAAGGTTCAACTGTTACATCTGTATCAACAAATTTTGAAGGGCAGACATATAATGGTAGTTCATTTACTACTGGAACTGTAAATGGCAGTGGTAGCATTAGCTATACGACAACAATCTATGATTCACGTGGTCGTAGTTCACAAATTAGTGGCAAAGTAACTGTATCTGCATATAGTTCGCCTATCTTAACGAATGTAAGTGCAAAGCGTTCTGATTCAAATTATGTAGTAGATGAAGCAAGTGGTACATATGCATTGCTACACTTCAAAGTTGGTTTTACAAGTTTAAGTAATAAGAATGTAACCTCATTCTATATCCAATATCGAGCAAGTGGGACTTCTTCATGGACGAAAATAAATTCATGGGATAACAACTACTCACTTGAGCAAGATTACAAAGCAGGTAACTTATTTACATCCGCAACAAGTTCTTATGAAGTGGCATTTGGTGTTAAGGATAAATTCATGAATGACTACTCATGGCAAATCTTTACAGTAGCACCTACTTACTCGTTAATTAACTTTGGAAAAGACGGAAGATCATTAACGTTCTTCGGTCAAGATGCTAATCAAAAAGATACGCTTACAGTATTAGGCGACATTGTAGCTCCAATGTTTTTAAATAAAATATTCCCAGTTGGCGCAGTCTATATCACATACGATAAAAAGAACCCAGGAACATTCTTGGGTGGAACTTGGGAACAGTTCGGTCAAGGCCGTACACTAGTCGGTGAAGGTACTGGAAACGATGGTAGTACAAGTATGTCCTTTACTTCCAACAGTAGCGGAGGAGAATACTTCCACGCATTGACTAAAGATGAAATGCCTAGTCATAATCATGTGTTAGCTTTGCTTTTCAACGCAGACAATTTAGGAGAACAGGTAAGCGTAGGAGCTTGGAGTACCGCAGTAACTACAATGCATAAGAATTCGCACGATGAGTTATCATTGTATCAAGTTCAAAAAAATAATCCATACAATGGAATGAGTACATACGAAAATGGAGGAAATCAAAAACACAACAACATTCAGCCTTATATTGTTGTTTATTTTTGGAGAAGAATTGCGTAAA